TCTTAGAAGCGATTATATAAGCTTTAAACGATATAACCACATTTAAAAGAAAGGACAATATGCAAACACAAAACGGTGGCAGGCCCACAATTTTACCCAAGATGTATGAAGAACCGCTTTTTAGTCAAATCATTGATAAAATTGAATCAGGTTGCAACGATAGAGAAATCTACACTAGTTTGCATTGTTCAGCTAAAACTTTTAGAAAGTGGCGAGATGACAATATAAAGGCGTATGACGAAGCTAAAAGCATTGCTAGGGGAAATCTATTAGAACTAGCTGAAAGTGCCTTAGCGAGCAAACTGACAGTCAGAACGCTAAAGGAAACAGAAACAATCTACGACGCTGACGGAAACGTTGAAAAAGTAAAGGTTAAAGAAAAAGAGCTGGACAAAGATAGCTTGGTAGCGATGATGGTTGCTAAGGCTGGAAACCCTGAACTCTATAACCCTACTGAATGGCGGAGATTGCAACAGGAAGAATCAAGCGCTCATGACCTTAAGGCTAAAATTGAAGAACTTGATGACTATAAACTAAGTAAGTATAAAACGCCAGAAATCGAAGTCCCAGAGGGGTTTGAATAAATGTATTATTTGAATAAAATGCTAGAAAGCAATAAAGAAAATGGCGTTATTATTAATAAATACATTCGCAAGACTATTCAGAAGCAAATACGTATTCATAATAAGTATATTTATCGCTATGACCGTGTTACGCAAGCTATTGAATGGATTGAAGATAATTTCTATTTAACAACTGGTAACCTAATGAAAATCAAGCTACACCCTGTTCAAAAATGGTGGTACGAGTTAATGCTTGGCTATGATATGGTTGATGAAAAAGGTGTTCAGGTAAACCTAGTTAATGAAATTTTCCTTAATTTAGGACGTGGTTCTGGTAAGTCAAGTTTAATGGCTACGCGCGTGCTTAACTGGATGATTTTAGGCGGTCAATATGGCGGAGAAAGTCTGATTATTGCATACGATAACACACAGGCTAGACACGTATTTGACCAAGTTAGAAACCAAACGGAAGCCAGCGATACATTAAGAGTGTACAACGAAAACAAGATTTTCAAGAGCACAAAACAAGGTCTAGTATTTACTTCTTTTAAAACCACTTTCAAAAAGCAAACAAATGATACTTTGAGGGCGCAAGGTGGTAACAGTTCTCTTAATATATTTGATGAAGTCCATACTTATGGCGAAGATATAACAGAGTCAGTCAATAAAGGTTCACGTCAAAAACAAGACAACTGGCAAAGTATTTATATTACTTCTGGCGGACTTAAACGCGACGGACTTTATGACAAACTTGTTGAACGTTTCAAATCAGAAGAAGAATTTTACAATGATAGGTCGTTCGGCTTGCTTTACATGCTAGAAAATCATGAGCAGGTCAAAGATAAGAAGAATTGGACTATGGCTTTACCGCTTATTGGTGACGTCCCTAAGTGGTCAGGAGTTATTGAAGAATACGAACTTGCGCAAGGAGACCCAGCGTTACAGAATAAGTTCTTAGCGTTTAATATGGGCTTACCTATGCAGGACACAGCTTACTACTTCACTCCACAAGATACTAAACTAACAGACTTTAATTTATCTGTATTTAATAAAAATAGAACTTATGTCGGAATTGACCTATCCTTAGTTGGCGATTTAACGGCCGTATCGTTCGTTTGTGAGCTAGAGGGTAAAACTTACAGCCACACACTTACATTCTCTGTACGGTCGCAATATGAGCAACTAGACACAGAACAACAAGAGCTATGGACTGAATTCGTTGACAGAGGGGAACTAATTTTACTTGATACGGAATATATCAATGTAAATGACTTAATACCGTATATTAATGACTTTAGAACCAAAACAGGGTGCAGACTTAAAAAAATCGGATACGACCCAGCTCGCTATGAGATTTTGAAAGGGTTGATCGAGCGTTATTTCTTCGATAAAGATGGAGATAACCAAAGAGCGATTCGACAAGGTTTCTCAATGAATGACTATATTAAACTATTAAAATCTAAGCTAGTCGAAAATAAACTTATCCATAACCAAAAAGTTATGCAATGGGCTTTAAATAATACTGCTGTTAAAATCGGACAAAGTGGGGATTATATGTATACCAAAAAACTTGAAAAAGATAAAATTGACCCTACTGTGGCTTTGACAATGGCTTTAGAAATGTTGGTGTCAGATGAAGTACAACGTTGATACGGTTCGAGAAAGTGGCTGGTACAATAAAAAAGAATGGTTGGCTGTCCGTGATTATGTAAGACAACGTGATAAAATGACTTGCGTAAGATGTGGTGCATTCGGTGCTAAAAAATACGAAGTAGACCATATTATAGAACTAACTTGGGAAAATCTTGATGATTGGGAAATAGCGCTGAACCCTGATAACCTACAACTCCTTTGTAAGTCTTGCCATAACAAGAAAACAGGCGAGTATAAACGTGGGAAAGGTGTGAGTTTATGGTAGAAAGGGGAAAAATTGAACTTATTCGGAAAAGTGGTATCATTTTCACGTGGAAAGCTAAACAATGATACTCAAAGAGTTACAGCGTGGCAAAATGAAGCAGTAGAATATACAAGTGCCTTTGTAACTAACATTCATAATAAAATCGCTAATGAAATAACAAAAGTAGAATTTAATCATGTTAAATATAAAAAGTCTGATGTTGGTTCTGATACTTTGATTAGTAAGGCAGGTTCTGATTTAGATGAGGTCCTCAATTGGAGCTCTAAGGGCGAACATAATAGCATGGAGTTTTGGCAGAAAGTAATTAAAAAGTTGCTATGCACGCGCTATGTTGACCTGTACCCTAAATTTGACCGTGAAACGGGCGATCTAGCAGACTTACTGCTTACTAATGATGGAAAAGAATATAAACCTGAAGAATTAGTAAGGCTTTTCAGTCCTTTTTATATCAATGAAGACACAAGTATTTTAGATAATGCTCTAGCTAGTATTCAAACTAAGCTGGAACAAGGTAAATTGCGTGGCTTGTTGAAAATTAATGCCTTTCTTGATATTGATAATACACAGGAGTATCGAGAAAAAGCTCTAGCAACAATAAAGAACATGCAAGAAGGTTCAAGTTACAACGGTTTGACACCAGTTGATAACAAGACGGAAATTGTAGAACTTAAAAAAGATTATTCTGTTTTAAACAAAGATGAAATTGACCTTATTAAATCGGAACTTTTGACAGGTTACTTTATGAATGAAAATATTTTGCTTGGTACTGCTACGCAAGAACAACAAATTTATTTTTACAACTCTACTATCATTCCTTTACTGATTCAACTTGAAAAGGAACTGACTTATAAACTGATTTCAACAAACCGCAGACGAATAAATAAGGATAATTTATATTATGAACGCATAATCGTAGATAACCAGCTATTCAAGTTTGCAACTTTGAAAGAATTAATTGACTTGTATCACGAAAATATCAACGCTCCTATTTTTACACAGAATCAACTTCTTGTTAAAATGGGCGAGCAACCAATTGAGGGCGGAGATATTTATGTCACAAACCTTAACGCAGTTGCTGTTCAAAACCTAAGTGATTTACAAGGCAATAGAAAGGACGTAACAAGCACAGATGAAACTAATAACCAATAGTGCTGAAATTAAAGTGACTGAAAACGAGGACGGTTCTAAGTCGTTCCAAGGTATTGGGTCAGAAGTTGGTGTAGAGAACCGTAATGGTATTATCTTGACACCTAACTGTATTGAGTTTGCTAGAGAACGATATCCATTGCTATATGAACATGGTACTGGATCTAGCGAAGTCATCGGGGACGCAAAAGTTTACTATGATTTGGCTTCTAATAAATACCTGACTGACTTCACGCTTTACGACAATGCGCCAAACATTAACAAGGCTGTGGAAAACGGAGCTTTTGACTCACTATCAATCGCCTATTACATCACAGACTATACTTTTAATGAAAATGACGCTCTAGTCGTAAATAAAGCACAGTTTAAAGAGATTTCTCTTGTTTCAGTACCAGCAGACCCTAACGCAAAATTTATTCAAAATGCCTTAGGCGAAGAACTCACAGAAGAACGCAACAAAATTATTGAAAGCCGTAACGCTTTGAAAGAAATTGAGGATATCAAAAAGAAATATGAATAAACCTGATTTAATTGAAAAACAGAACCGCTTGGCAGAGCTTAAAGAAAATAACGTATCTTTAAAATCTCAAATTAGTGGCTTTGAAGTAAAAAACGCAATTGAAGACTTGCCAAAAGTACAAGAATTAGAAAAAACACTTTCAGAAAATTCAATTGAAATTATCAAAATTGAGAACGAACTTAACGCACAGGAAGAAAAACCAAAAGGAAACGCTAAAATGACAAACTTTATTGAATCACAAAACGCTGTAACAGAATTTTTCGATGTATTGAAAAAGAACTCTGGAAAATCAGAAATTAAAAACGCTTGGAATGCAAAACTTGCTGAAAATGGTGTAACTATCACAGACAAAACTTTTGAACTTCCACGCAAATTGGTTGAGTCAATCAACACAGCTTTGTTAAATACTAACCCAGTATTCCAAGTCTTCCGTGTTACAAATGTTGGCGCTTTGCTTGTATCACGCTCATTTGATTCAGCTGATGAAGCACAAGTTCACAAAGACGGACAACAAAAAACAGAGCAGGCAGCTACACTCACTATTGACACTCTTGAACCTGTGATGGTTTATAAATTGCAATCACTTGCCGAACGTGTTAAACGACTTCAAATGTCATATTCTGACCTTTACAACTTGATTGTAGCAGAACTTACACAAGCAATTGTAAATAAAATTGTTGACCTTGCGCTTGTTGAGGGTGACGGAACAAACGGTTTTAAATCAATTGAAAAAGAAACAGACGTCAAAAAAATCAAAAAGATTACTACAAAAGCTAAATCAGCTGGCAAAACTCCATTTGCTGACGCTATTGAAGAAGCGGTTGACTTTGTTCGTCCTACTGCTGGTCGTCGTTATTTGATTGTTAAAGCAGAAGACCGTCGAGCATTGTTAGATGAGTTACGCCAAGCTACTGCAAATGCTCACGTTCGTATTAAAAACGATGACGCTGAAATTGCTTCAGAAGTTGGAGTTGATGAAATCATTGTCTATACAGGTACAAAGGCTCTTAAACCTACTGTATTGGTAGACCAAAAATATCACATTGATATGCAAGACCTTACTAAAGTTGACGCATTTGAATGGAAAACTAATAGCAACATGATTTTGGTTGAAACACTAACAAGCGGACACGTTGAAACTTATAACGCTGGTGCAGTAATTACAGTAGCATAAGAATAAAATGGAGGAAGTAAATGATAGATTATATTAAGGTCTATTGTGGTATTCCGATTTTAGTAACAGCTTATGATAGTAAACTTATCTTATTCCGTTCAATAGCTATTAAATTGCTAGAAAAAAATGGTATTAAAGCTGACGAAACAAGTGCATTAGTGAAAGAATTCATCTCTTGTTATTGTCGGCTTAATATTGTTGATGAACCAGCAGAACAATGGCGAAACGCTGAAATGAAACGTTTGGCTTCTTTGCAAGAGTTAATGTATTATGGAGGTATTTAATGATATTCTCACAAGTAACATTGCAAGTGGAGACGACCGTTAAAAAGAAGAACGGTGCAGAAAAAAACGTTATAAAGCCTATCACTTTACCAGCAGTTAAACAGAGAATTAGTCAGTTAAGACTTGATGAGTTTTCTATGATTGGACTTGCTAAAAATGTACGGTATGAGCTTAACGGAATCGGAGAAATGGAAGACTTGATTTTCAACTATTTCTTGGACGAAAAAGGCGAAGAATTCAAGCGTACAACATGGGAAAGAAACCCTAAGAATAACAAGATGATTTTAGAAGGGGTAGTGAGCAACGGGGTAAGCAATGGAATTTGATTCTTATATAGATTGGTACAACAATTTACTTACAATGCCTCTAAATGACATTATTTTAGGCGTTAAGGACACGATACAAGACAAGACGGTATATTTATCACTTAGTGATTCAAAGGTGCTTAAAATGGATAATACGAGCTTTGTCATGGGCTACTATTATCAAGTTGTTTTATCTGTTAAAGACGTTGACGATAAACTTGTTGGACTAGTCGGAGATGTTTTGCGAAACGGTTGGAATATGACAAACTGGTCAGAAAACAGTCATTTGTACAATTATACTGGAACTGTTTATTTACCTTGTGGTTCAGGTGGTCAACCATGGCAATGAATTTGCTTAATACAGCAAGCATAGCTAAAGAAATGCAAACTAAAGTAACAGAACGCATGGGCGATTGGTTTGAAGCTGAGTTTAAAGCGAAGGCTAATAGCGCAGCCCGAAGAACTAGATTAATCAGAAGCCATGGTCATACCTATACTTATGCCAGATATCAAAATACTGGGCAATTGTCAAGAAACTTAAAGCAAGTTAAAAAAGGCGATAAAGTAGTAGTAAACGCAGGGACTAGAGCTAATTATACTAATGGATAGCATGGTATGTACTTCTAA